TCTGGGGGGCGTGTGGTCGCAAGTTCGAATCTTGTCACCCCGACTGATTTATAAAGCACTGAAAATCAATTGATTTTTGGTGCTTTTCTTTTGTATTTCTGATTAAAAACATATTATAAAGCATTTTTATATAGCCGATTTTTTGTGTATTTTTGTTGCATTTCGGTGCATTCGGTTGCAAAACCGTGCAAATTCCGTGCAAAAAACTTGTGAAATATGGCCTCCGTAAAGTTGTACTTGGACACTAGAACGAAAAAGAAGAACGGCACGTCGCCTCTCAAATTGGGAATCAATCACAGGGATAAACGTGTATTGTTGAACCTTGATATTTCTCTATCGAGTGAGCAGTGGGATTCTGTTAACAATAAGATCGTGGCTCACCCTCATAGGCAGGTATTAAACAGCTTTATTGCACAAATTGTAGCCGATGTAAACATTAGAATACTTGAACTCATCAGAAGCGGTGAAATAGACAGAATGTCATCACAGGCCATAAAGAATTACTTTTTATCAGCTATGAGGGTTTCTAATACAGAAGATGAAGAAATAAATAATGATTTATTCGTTGATTATTTTAAAAAATTCGTTGAATCAAAGAAGGGACGGACAAAAGAAATATATGCGGCGACACTGAACAAGATAAGGTCATACATAGGTGAAAATCCAATTAAATTCGAGGATATAAACAAGAGTTGGCTGCAACGGTTTGAGTTTTATATGGAAGAAAGTGTCCCCTCGGTAAATGGACGTGGCGTTCATTTGAGGAACATAAGGGCTGTGTTTAACGACGCGATAGACAATGATGTGACTATGGCCTACCCTTTCAGAAAATTTAAAATTCAGAAGGCTGCGACGGCCAAGAGGGCTATTACGGCCGAACAGCTCGTACAATTGATGGATTTTGATTGCGACAAGCACCAAGAGAAATATCGTGACTTCTTCATGTTAATTTTTTACCTAATAGGCATAAACATTATTGATTTATGTAATTTGAAAAAGGAGCAGCTTGTAAACGGAAGGATTGAATATATACGTGCCAAAACTCATAAATTATATTCTATAAAAGTGGAGCCTGAGGCGCAAAGTATAATAGACAAGTATAAAGGTGATGAATATCTGCTTAACATATTAGATAGGTATAAAAACTACAAGGATTTTGCAAAACGAATGAACAATAATCTTCGCTCAATTGGCAATGTGGAAATGGGTAAACATGGGGCTAAAACAATATCTCCAATACTGCCTTTCATCACTACCTATACAGCCCGTCATAGCTGGGCGACAATAGCCCATAAGATAGGTATCTCGAAAGATGTTATCTCGATGGCTCTCGGTCATTCTTTCGGTAATCGTACAACAGATATTTATATCGATTATGATTCTGAAAAAATAGATGTAGCCAATCGCCGCGTGATTGATTTTATCAATCAAATTAAAAATAAAAAAGCCACCCATAATAGTTAAATGGGTGGCCGAGGTATAGCAACAATTAGGATTGTTCGAAAATTCACTTTCAAGATTTTGACATTTTACTCTTTCTCTTCCAAAGTTACATCAATACCTACAATCTCACAGTATATAAGGAAGTTTTTCAAGTTGACATTCTTTCCACTTTCAATGGCAATGACGGTTCCAAAGTTCATACCCTGTTTCCAGATATTATATTGAGACAAACCTTTTTTTTTGCGAATCTCGCACGCTTTTTTCGATAAATCTTCTATTGTCATACTCCTATCAATTCCTTCTTTATCGCCTCTAAAAATGCGATAGATGTTAATACCGTATTCCTATAATTATAATCGCTTCCGGCTGCAATAGCATTCTTACGACCGTCTAAAATCAGCGTATCAATAAATAACACCATTTGCCGAACCGTAATATTTCCGATGTCTGCCGAGAATGTCGATAACGATGTATAATACTTCATAGCCTGTTTTAAAAGGCCTCGTATTTTAGTATTATCTGGGTTTTTACCTGTAATGCGCTTAATGCTTATCTTTGCGGAAATATTAGATCCTGACAATCCGGGCTCTATGCGGTAATCCTCTCCGACTTCCTCGACAATACCGTCTATATACTCGACTTTGGCGATGAATCCATTGTCTATGTCCGAGCAGTATATGAAGTCGACTTCTCCGAACTTGTGCGCCCGGTTATGGTCTACAATGAATAGTGGAAATTCTCTCTTCATAATTTTATAGAATGGTTACAAATTCTTCTCCGATATTGAAATTACGGTTATACTTCCATGTGCTATTGTCGTTTTTCCTTTTTGCTAATTGAATTTCAACCGTCATATCGTTGTTTATTAGAAATGTTGCCGACCATTGTGATTGGGTAGACGGATAATCGTAACCCAATATTCGCTTGTATTCGTCCTCCGTAATTTCGCTTTCAAACCAGACTGTTTTGCCAGATTCAGAAGATATACGATTTAACGACAATAAAACACCTTTAATCTCAATATTCAGCCCGTCAGGATTTTCTTCTATCACACGCCGTGCTATTTCTGTGCGTTCTTCTTTGTTTGTTCCTGCAAACCCGTTATGAGAGGTAGATTTATTGGCATTGTCATACTTGGCATTCGTTTCGTCGATTATCACATCTTTACGACCACTGATTAAGTCATTAATTTGAGTTTTCATATCGTTTTTTTTTAATTGGTTACTGTTTGTTTTTGATTACATGGTAAAGATACTCTATTTTATTGTATATACAAAATATTGTAGTATAAATATTTTATGATTTATCAATATTTAACAAAACGAATGATGTGGAAAATTTTCCTCATTATTTTATACGATATAGTCTATTTTCGTATAGTTGTGGAAGATTTTACGCAAAAATGATTGACATAGAATTAAACACGAATGCCGGAGCTTCTTACCCCGGCATTTCCCTGTTCATCATTTGCATTTCCGAATATTCCTTTGAAATTTTCGCCTCATTCTCCTGTTCAAGAGACCGTTATCGGCAAACCGATTCAAGGTATCCTTCTCTTCCGGCGAAAGCAGGTTATAAACCTCCTTCCTCGACTTGCCGGAACAGATGGCTTGTATGATTTTAGCTATCTCCATGTACTTCCCGAATTAATTTATTTCTGCAACACTCACATAGGAACTTCTTCGACACGGGGAACATCTTCTGCCCGATATATCCCCGAAGGTACTGTTCTTCCTCCCCGTAAGGGTCAATGCCGAACGTCCGGGATATATGCCTGCACAAATGCCCCTTTTCATGATCCCAAGAGTTTTGGAACTGTTCGGGGCTCGTCGTCATGGCAATTACCATCACCGTCCGTCGATGCTCGAAATTGGAATAGGTAAGTCCTGTATTCAAGTTACCGGACGACAAACTTCTGAAAGCATTTTCCAGATTACTCCCCGTACAACCGATCCGTTCCAGCTCCCGGAGTATGGTGTTTGTCCAGTAGGTGGTAACGGCGTAAAAAACCCTTACGTGCCAGTCGTATTTCGCTATGTAGAAATCCTGAACAATCATGTTTTATAACATATTTTCCCACATGATCGGAGTGCCCGAACCTATACAGTCGGCATAGAAACGTGTAAAGGGCAACCCGTCGTAACCGTCAGGGTCGTCGATATAGTCCTTTACAAACAGAGCCAAATGGGTATCGTCGGGAATCGATGATTTCAAATAGTCGGCCTTACCCATATTGGCGACAAATACATGGTCGTACCCTTTGGAATTTTCCAACTTCACGCCCGCCTGTGTCAAGATGACCTCCACGTCTTCTTTCGAAAGGGCTTTTATCTCCTCCTTCTTTCCGGTGGCCTTGTTTTCGGCCTTCATTCTGGAAACCGCCCACTCGCACATGTTCTTGGAGAAGTGCCAGCCGTATCGGGAAAGGTACTCAGTCATGCCGGAGGGGAAAATATCATAAATGTCTAATCGTTGGTTCATAACACTGCTTTTTTATGTTTTTGAAAAGAGAGGGGATTTCTCCCCTCCCGATTAATAGAACTCGCCGTTGGCACGTCTGCGTCTGCGTTCCCCCATTTCGTCATAGTACGAAGGAGGATAACCGGGAGCATAACGGTTGTTCATTCCACTGGAAGAACCTCCGCCATAATTCCCGCCGCCGTAACTGCCGCCATTATTGCCACGGAAGCCCATATCGCCGCCCTGCATTTCCCGCATGGCAGCTTCATAGCCTTTCTTGTAGCCGTGCTCGCAACCTTCCTTGTAGGCCATTTCGAGCTCTCTACCGCCGCGTTCATTGAATCCTTCATATCCACGGCCTTCTTCTAATATTGACCACATTCCCATATTACTTTTTGTTTTTAGAAGTTTCAGAAACACTGAGCTGTTCCATCAGTTTCTTGTTCATGGCCATTAGGTCGGCCATGCTTCTGCTCATTTCGGACATCTGCCCTTTGAGGGTGGCAATCTCCTGCTCCTGCCTTTGCTTCTCCGCAAATTCGGGATTCAAAATTGTCAATATCTTGTCGCACCCGGCAATCACGTTCTCGTGGTAATTACGCCGGTTCAGTTCGTCCAAGCTCTTTTGCCGGATAGCCGACACTTCCGAGTTCATGGCCTCTCTGGAACAAGATATGACGATGTTTCCGTTTTGCCCGAAGTCAGCGATGTCCGCCCCTGCCGGCAAGTTCTGGAACGTCGTGTTCTGCCCGTTCACGCAGACCACCACGTCCACCACCATTTCCATCTGGGGTATCTGCCCGATAGGTGTCGGCATGGGGTACTTGGGCTTCGCAGCCGAAACGCTGACGACGGAACCTATATCCACTAAGGGATTTTCGTCCTTATGAAGGATAAATAACTGGTTGTTTGCTCGAAGATTCTGAAACATAGTTTTTTGATTTAATGGGACTGCCCGAAAAAGGCAGCCCCGTGTTAATTATTTGCTTTTGGCAGCGACGTTGGTTGCCGCCGTCGCCGTAGTAGGTCTGTACCCACCGTTGACAAGGTACACTTCGTTGGTGTACTTGTTGTAATGGATTTCATAGATCCCAGTACCGGCGATATTCTCTACCGTCACCGGCTCGTTGTTGTAAGCCAGCAGAGGTCTCGTGTCCCCATTCGTCCCGATGAGAACGGGAAGCGTTGCGGTCGTTCCGGCGGGTATCGCCTGACGGAGATTGATATAGAATCCTCCCACATAGTCCCTGTTACGGAACGCATGGTTTGGAAGTTCCAAAGTAACGTTCTCCGTGCCGACCGTCACCGCCACCGTGGGCAGCGTGTTGAAATTCGCCCTGCCCAGCGTCGGGAATGGAAAGGGAAACCCTGTAAAAAAGTTAGGCCACATATATACCTCCTTTCTTACTGGAATTAACCCCAGTAGTTGTTGCAACCGCATCCGTAACCGCTGCGCCTGTATGCGACATCGCCCGCATAAGCACCATAAGCGGCAGCCCGGTACAAGTCCGTGTTTACAGCCTGAATGTTCGGATATACCACGGGAACGGTATTGGGCAATTTACACTTGATGCCGTCCACGTCGCTTTGGAGAGCCTGCAAACCGGCAGCGAGGGGAGCAATCTGTTGCCCTACTGCATTGAGAATGGTCGCATTCTGGTTCCGTTGGGAGATTTCAGCCGCCAAAGTAGCCTTCTCAGCCGTCAAAGCGGTGATCTTGTCCTGTAAAGCCTGAGTTTGGATAGAATCCAGCTTCGCCAAAATGGCACGAGTGTTCTCATTGCCGCTGTCCACGAGGGAGTGGGTTTGTTCCGAGGTGGCGATACGGGTTTCGTATCCTTGTCTCTCGATTGCGTTTTGCGTCTTGCAGCAGCAATCTGCGATTTGGGTAGCCAGCGTACAATTACCCGATTGAATGCTGTTAATGATCTGTTGTGCGGACATGCCCACTTGGTTGCCGACACCCTGAATCAAGCCCTGAATGTTGCACAAGGCGGATTGTAACTGTTGGGTAGAGCAGTTAAAGGACGAGGCGAGTTGGTTGATGGCATTACCGTTCCCTTGAATGGCCGACATCAGGTATTCACGTCCGACATCGCCGTTCAGCTCGGCAGGAAGCCCGCCCCGGTTGCCAAAACCTCCGAATCCGTTACCGCCCCAGCAGAACCACAGCAGGATAATCCAAATCCACCACATGCCTCCGCCCCAAGCGTCCTGATTGTTCCTTCCCTGATTGAGAAGGGCCAAGAGTCCGGGATCGACCCCTTTACCGCCCATCAGGTTGGGCAATAAAGCCATGATGTCGAACTTGCTTCCGCCACCATTGGGCTCTTGATTGAAAACATACGTTCTTTCCATATAGATATAATTGATGGTTACGGCCAATATCGGCCGCATACAAACGTATGGCTATTGCCGTTGCTATCCTCGGATTTCGGTGGCTATCCTGTTGCTGACCCGTTGATTTGTCGTTGTCAGAATAAAACTTCCCGAACACCGCTGTTTCAGGCTGTTTTTCAATTTGTTCACTCCCTGTCGGGTCATGGAAAGATAAGCGGCGGTGTTCTCCTCGGAGAAGCCTAGCGATACCAACGCACAGATGAGCAGGCAACGTGCGTCGACCGCATTTTTGTTCGCACCGTTAATCAATTCGCCGTAACACAGCTCACATTCCTCGCAAACGATTTGCAAGACGTGTTCAAAGATTTCATTGGTTTTCATATCTCTTGCCTTTTTAAATATTTGTTAAATTATAGATTGTTGACACAATAAAAAACATCACGTTCCTGTTTAAAGGCTGTGAAAGCCTCGTAACATTCCCCGTGATGTTGTCTCTTGTTAGTTTTGGAAGAGCAGCAAGAGATTGAGGCTTTCCTCTTTATACTCCGAAGCCCCGGAAGGAGTCGTAAATCAAATTATATCAAGAAACCCAGTCCTTTCAATTTTGTTATCCATTTCACGATGTAAGGGAAGAGCAGCAAGACAATGCCACCGAGAGCCCACCAGCACCATCGGGGAGTCTTGTACTTTACTACCTCGACGGGGTATGGTACTTGTATGCTGTCCGTCTTGGATATATACAGCGTATCGGTTCTGTCCTTGAACCTATATATGTACTTGTATTGGAACTCCCGTATCGTGTCTCCCGATTTCTCGATGAAAACACTGTCCCGCATGTATATGGAATCGAGCTGCACACGATTCAGATACACCGTGTCGCTCTTTGTCGTTTCCACAGGAACATACACATGTCTGGTACAACTCGTCGCAGCCAAGCCGGCCAAAAACAACAATAGGAATACGATATGTCTCATAGGCTCAGTATTTGTTTCCGGTTCTTCGATGTCGACACATAAGACACGTGCACCCAACTGTAATTGCTCTCGTCAATCAACTGGTCGAAGGGAAGGTTATCCCGAATCAACTCGAACAGCTTCTTGTTCTCCGTCTTGCTCCCTGCCGTTATATCCGCCGCCTCGCCCCTCATGTGCTGGCTCGTTTTCGCACCACCCACAGCGGCATTGAGTTTGGAACAACGATAGCCCGAATTGACGGTTATCGCCTTCCCGTACATCTCCCGCAGTGGGTCTAAAACATGGGTGACAAGGTTCGACAACGCAACCGACACTTCGGTCGTCGGGGTATTGTCTATACCCAGTTTATCGGCCGTCGAGCTCTTTGCGAGTTCTTTCATCGTGAAGTATTTCATATCCATTCTTCATTTTTGGCGACAAAAAAAGCGGTGACTTTTTTAGAATCACCGCTTGTAACGAATGTATGAGAGAGTAGCCTTAGGGTTAGGCTTATCCGTTATTGAAAATGGGACAAACGTAGGCCGAAGGCATTATCAATCCTCTCTCCTCAATTCATCGAGCCATTGTACTGGGTCGACATCTTTTAGACGAGGATAAGCCTTTTCGATTAAAGAATTTAAATAACTTTCATCGAATTTTGGAGAATAATCAGCCGGTATCGGAGGTTGAGAATCCGTATCGGACGAGTTCTGGACATAGGGGAATGAACCTTTTGTATCCATGTGAACAATGTTTATTTTTTTCGGTTCGGGAAAATACCCTTTAATACGATATTGGCTAAACCTAATACATTGATAGTTGTCGTAGCCAGTAGAGCTATCAATATTTCCGGTCCCAATGAAAATAATCCGATCCCGCAAAATACAAGAATGGCAATTACTATGAATAACCATATGGGGATAATCCACATGACCCATCTGGCCAAATGTTTACGAAATTGTGTATCTTGTGAATATCGCTCCCGTATTTGTTCGGATAAATTCTTGTCGTCTATATCGCCCAAATTTGAGTCGGGAGAAATATGGACACCATTCTCACTACGTAAATCCAAGCCGCTAAAAGAATCTTTCTGTTTAGTCATGCTTTGGGAGAAATTAGTGTCTTAAAATACTCTTGGATATAACTATCCGGGATTCTATCCCCCCAGCTGAATGAAGGCTGCTTAACGGTCCTATCCCACGGAGAACCGGGCTTGTGAGACCATTCCGTCAGATAGGCGGCAGTTTTAGAACCATAGCTGCCAAAGACCAGTTTCATCAGAGATTCCATTTCGGAATCACGGGCTATTTTTTCAAGGTTTTCATCAGAAAGGGAAATTTCTGAAAAATCCTTTTTTATCAATTTATTTCGAGTGGTCGGGAAAACCGGACCATACGGCCAAGCCTGAGGGTGCTCGTTTGTCAAGCGTTCGTTCTTTACGTAAAGATATACTCCATAAGCTATATACAACAACTTTTGAAGCTTAGTCATGTTAATGAAAAACTTATTCTGGTTAGCAAACGCAATGATATAGTTTGCAACCGTAACGCTATCGTATTTATAGGTATCGCTTATCATCTTGTTGCAAAGTAACAAAAAATATCGTAACATGCAACCAATTCTTATACTTTTTTACGATAAATCAAACGGTGATTCCAAGAAGTCAAAGAACGCTTTCCCGTCGCCGGGTTATAAAAATTCATTTTTTTCGTCAGGCAATCCAAACTTCGATTTGAATCACCAGCCCGCCCAGTATGGTTGCCAGCAAGTCGGCATACGACCAAGCCCCCGGCTTCCTCCACTCGTCGACAGCCTCCTTGATACAGCCAACTATGGCAGAGAACAGCACACAATATTCCGCCGTCGCACCTATCACGATGGAGAAGAAAGAGGCGATGACACCTCCTGCGATAAAATGCAGCAGCTTGTCGTAGGGAATAGACAATAACAACCCTTTGATTCTTTCCAAAATTTTCTTCATATTATTCGTTATTTAATCGGTGATAAAAATCAAGCTTGATACGGTCATAGACAGAAAATACATTGGTTTTAGCCCTGTCATCGTTCACCGTATGGGCATATATCTCGTTCTCGACAACCTCTGCCACCCAGTCTATCCATTCAGGATTGGTATAACATGAAAGACGTTTACCCCGATAGGTAAAGTAATCGAAACGGCTGTTCCTGTCCTCGTACTGGTTCGTGAGATTTCCGATAATTTTTTCATGCGTCCTATTCCTGTCGGATATATGGTTTTCCTTCCTAACTTGTTCGATAATTTCCAAAACCCGTCTGGCGGAAAGGTTGAAAAATTCACTCGTCATGTTCTTTATCCGAAGCTGCGTTTCCGGTCTAAGACCTTCCGATATGTCGGACAACATGTTATTCTGGTCGTTCGTCTTTTCAATAAGCTCTTTCAGGGATTCTCCGTAATCCTCCATACTCTTGGTGATAATCGACTTGAACCACTTGAAGCAGGCCACCATCATCATAGCCGACAACACCAAGAAGAATGCTGCGGTCATCACCAAGAACCCCTGTTCGCTTATCCCTCTGGCCACCTCCGTAGCCTCGTTTATCCCTCCCATATCAATGTTTCTGTTTTTCGATTAACAATCTGGCTTCTCCTTTGCAGGATTCCGCATAGGCGTTATAAGCCTCGAACTCCTCTGCTTTCGTATCTCTTTGCCGAAGTATCGCCAACTCCTCCGACAAGGTATATTTCCGACGTATCAATCCGTTTACCGTTTCTCCGTAGTCTATTTGGGCAGGTGGTGTTTCCGTGCCATTATCCGTCGCTTCCGGTGCTTCCTCGTACTCATAGACTATCGCACCGTTCCGGCAATACATCACGGGTATTTTTCCGGGTATCTCCTCGGGAGATGGGATAGAATCTATTCGTATGAATCCTTCTATCAGGGTTTCGCCATAATAAATATTAGTGACTCTTTCGTCGTATATTTTAATTTGTATCATATCAATTGAATTTTTTATACCTCGGATACAGAAGTTTTCCATTTCCCAAATTCGGGTTAGGTATCTGAATATACCCGAAATCTCCTTTTATCACTCTCCCGACATATTCGTCCATATTTATATCTGCATATACATAAATATTGTAGTACAAGCTGTTGAAAGTGAGTTTATATCTATAACCATAAATCGCATTGCCCATCAATGAATCGCTTGGGGAAACATTGACATAAGTATTCATGGTATATCCCGCTTCGTTTTTCTTGGCAAGAGTTCCGTTCTCTATGTTTGACATCTCTATCGTACAAATCTTTTGATGGCTGATAACATAAGCCGCACTGTTGAAATAGACGATAATGTTATATCCTGAACCTTCTATTTTCCCGACAAATGAAATATCGCCGTTGGAACTGTCGATTTTAAACAAATTACTGTACGACAGGAAATAATTGAATCCGTTGTATTCGCATTGCCCGAAATTCTGAATATCTGAAATGGAGGTTCCGGACAATTCTTTCAGATCGAATTCTTTTTCAGTGAGACCGGTTTCAAAATCTATCAGTCGTAGAACGCCATCATTTTTGTAAAAATAAACGAAGTCCTTATATTCGACGAAGTTGCAATTATAGTACGGTTCTGATAAAGTCCATATCTTAGTTCGTGTATCTAAATCCCAGCAGGTGATGGCACTACTGTTAGGTACAATGATTTTACCGTCTTTATAAACGAAGCAAGAGTTTCTAATATATTGATATGAATGTATATTTAACGGGATTTCATCATAAACGGTATCTTCTCCTGTCTGTTCATTCCAACAGGCAAGCCTGCTATCCTTGTTGCAATAAAAGAACAAACCGTTTTTAAAATAATACAGCTGGTAGGTTTTACTCGTATCTTCGAATAATTTCCCGTTTATCCCCTGCGCAGAAATAACATTGTCTTTTATTTCGATGTTTTCTCCACTAATCAATCTGTCTTGTTTCCCGGAGATTTTATTGTCTATGCTCTCCGCCGCTTGGTTCGCTTTATCGGCTGCCTCATTAGCGAGAGTTGCCGAGTTGTTAGCTTCCGTTGCGGCATTCTCCGCATTTCCTGCCGCTGTGTTGGCGTTCGATGTGGCTGTGTTTGTATCGGAAATAAGCCCTTCGAGCGTTGTCTGCATTTGGGAGAAACTCGACTCTCTTAGAACTTCCGCTTCGGCTCTATCACTCTCTGCCGAGGCACGGCCGCTTTCAGCCGATTCCCGTTTCGCTTCTTCTGCCGTCAACCTGTCGCCGAGAACCTTTATATCCGTGGCCGCCTTGTTCGCCTTTTCAGCTGCCTCATTGGCAACTTTCGCCGCCTCTGTCGCAGGGCGTTGAAGCTCGGCGATTTGCTCAGGTGTAAAATCGTCGTAGGTAAAAGGGTCTCCCTTGTCACCTTTTTCACCGGGCAAGGCAACCATTTCCTCCACCACAACGGCATCAGGCACTACCACCTGCTCATGAACGATTATGCAATCACTATCTGCCATATCACTTGATGATTATATTGGTTTTGTAAACATCGCCATAGTCCCATTTGCCGTCATCGAAATCGGCATCCTCTATCCAGTAATGCCTCTCGACCGTGAGCAAGCCATAGCGGAAAGTCCCGGAATTGAATATGCCGTACAGCACGCCGTCACGGAACACACAGTTTTTACGTGTCTTTCCGTCGTAACTCACTTCGCAACAACAACCGGCCTCGTCCTTGTAGATGAACTTAAACTTCTTCGTCTCGGCATCGATGGGCTGCTTGTTTCTGTCCTCAAAGCCAATGGTAAACTTAATATCCTCCCATGAGTATTTCTCTTCGTACTTTTTTTCACTCATCGCTGCCATCGGATAATGCGTTGAACATTTTTTCAACCAGAGCTTTCGTCTCCTCGACCGTGGAGGTCATGGAATAGACATTCATGTTAAAACTGCCTTGCCCGACAGTGACATGGCCTTTTTCCACACCGTTTTCCACAATTCGGTAATTGACCGCTTGCAGGGTTTCCACAGTCTCTTTTCCGTTGAACGAACGGCTGATGTTCTCGCTGATTTTTACTAATTCTATCATAATGTTTTGTATTTATGGTTAACTGATAATCCCGCTGTCGGGAATGTCGAATGTCACGTTTTTGGATAGGGAGTCGAGTTGGACGCCGGCCTCGCCCGACGAGGAGACCCCATACACGGAACAGGTTAAGTAATAGGTATGGGTTCCCGGTGGAAGGTCCGGATGTGTCGTCCCCAAAGGGATATTCAAAATGAGAATCCCAGTTCCCTTGTATTCGTAATCATAGATCGCGAGGAATCCGGACCCCGAAATACGGAAGGTGTATTTCTCACCCACCGGAGGATTTCCGTTCGGAAAACTGATACGCACCTGAAAGTAACTCGAAAGGAAAGTGAAATCCACGATTTTAATCGGGGTATATGTGCTGTTTATCTCGGCTGTCATGGCTATCGATGTGGGTATGGGGAAATAATCCGCCACGGTAATCTGTTTGTCGACCCCTGTCCAGTATTCGAACGACTTCTTATCGATAAGGAACAATGTCACCTTCAAATTCGCCCCTACCGAATCCTCCCCCGGAAATGTGTCGCTCTGTCCGACAGGAAGTATCGGCGGAGTAGTACCGTCACTGAAAAATTTTACCTTGAAAGCAGAGTACCACACATTGCCCACCCGCAAGGTGGTTACGGTGTTTGTAGAGGTATTTGTCAGCAATCGGGCAAAACTGCTTCCATTTCCATCGGTTGCCAAAATAGCCGGGTAATAATCGCCGATACTCTTGTCGGAGGCCAGCGACAGCCACGACTCGACGGGTACGCCGGTAGGATTCACCGAAGTGTCGTAATAGTTGATGTCGACAAAAAGATACGGCACGTCCGCACTGATTTCGTCAATTTTGCTTCCGGTAAGATTGGGTTCCGCATTGTGGTCGTAGCCGTCGAAATCGCTCAGGCGGCAAAAATCCGTCCCCGGATGCGGATACGCCACATAATCGAAAGAGGTATCATGGATAGCGACGATATTCGTGCCGTGCGGTATCGTGGCTTTCAAGCCATAGCGTATGCCTTGATTCTTATCCGTCTCGCTTCCTTCCCATTGATCGATGTATGTCGTGACCCCGCCGGATTGCTGAGGATAGTTGTCGGATAGCGGTGCAGCCTGCGGATAGCGCACGGGTTTATGACGGCTCCATTTGTTGATACGTCCCGGACGGCCACCCTGCAACAGGGGACGTTCGAGGGCAACAATGTCGGCCACGTCCCATACCCCGTTTGCCGGGTATATTCCCAGCAGATTATACGGGTCGGTTATCGCTACCGGGGCTACGATCTTGTTTTTATCGATGGCCATAGGCTCACTTTCCTCCTTTCCCTTTTAATTCGGACAATTCTTTTTTCAATCGTTCTATATCTTCCATAAGGGCTTTAACCAGACGGGCGGTCTCCTGCGTTGCCCCGGCTATGGTATTGATATAGTCGGGCGACAGGTAGTTCAAAGCTCCATAGCCGTCCTCCGTTTCGTAGGCCATCGATGGCAATACCTCTTTCACCTTTTGATAGATCAGCCCCGTATGGGCTTCCCCGTCCACGCCGCCCTTGTTACGCTTCCGTGCTTTTTCGGTGTATAGAAAATCGCATACCCTGCCCATCGCCAAGAGCCTGTCGGTATAACTTCGGGTGTAATCGAAATCTCGCTTCAAACGTTTGTCCGAAGTCGTTAGAGCGGTGACCGAGCCTTGTGCCGAGATATTGCCTTGCGACGATATATCCCCTCCGGCCGTGATGTTACCGTCCGACGTGACACTCTCCTTTGACCTTATGTTATTTGTCGCCACAATCCTTCCGGCGGAAATGGATACAGACTTACTACCGGTCGAAAGGTTTATACTCGTAGCCCTGATTACATTCGCTCCATCGATGTCTCCATCCATCGTTATATCCCGAACTCCCGACAGACTTCCGGACACATCGTTCGTTCCGTCAAATGGATTTCCCCAAAACAGGCGATAGTTCTTGAGCCTGTCAGCTGCGATGGAATCGTTATCCGTCAAGGCGACAGACGGGGTAACCACGGTCAGCTTGCTTACACCGACTGTCGGCATGGGAGACAACGATATGCTCTCCACACAGTTCTCGCAAGTCCCGTTCAATGCCCCGTATGTGTTATAGACGAATATGGAGCAGGTCTGGTAATCCGTCTTGGCCGAAACCCAAAAACACACGTGTCCCCCGTACAAGAACACCTTCACGTCACCCAAATCGTCACCGAAATGCGTACCGGCCGTAGCCGTAAACTCGACATCGTTCGGGGCATAATTGTACGCCTGTACGATCGTATTGATAATTCGTCGGCTATAATATCCATTTCCAATCAAATGCAACGTCAACATAGCCGCCTCGGCCTCCTCGACTTTCGTGCGAATCAGCCACCCGTTTCCGGTGGCTGTCTCATACATGCCGCCCCTTTTATACAGGAAAGCCCCGTTGTCAAGCCCGTTCAACTTTTTCGCATTGTCCGATTCGACCGCACGTCCGACTGTCAGCCCCGTATATGTACCGCTCACGTTGTTTATCTCCGAGAGCGAATAAGTAGGCTTGTTCGGCTGCCGCACCCAATCGTACAGGGTGATGCCTTTGGTGACAACGATACCGAGGGCTGTCTTGCTGACGGCCGTCACCACATTGCCTGTACCTATCGTAGATGCACCGGCATTGGCGAGCTTCCAAATCTCGTTGATGGTGTAGGCGTTGAAGGTATCGGTAAGGGTGGCGTTGTCGAATGCGCCGCCCAGATCGTCGAACCCATACACGAGCTTGATGAGCCCTCCTTCACCACCGCCACCCCCTTCCCCACGCCATACACCAAGAGCGGATATTCCACCCTGTGAATACACATTAAATTTCGAGTATATCGTATTTTCCAACTCTGTGTCGAATTTCCACATATCGTTAATACGGGCAAATCCTTCCTGCATTTGTTTTACAGTCCGTTGATACGATTGTTGCAGGGAAGCCGTCATATCATTGATGGCAGAAATCAAGTCGATATTCTTATTGGCAGATGCAACCTCTTCTTTCAGTTCTTGCGTATTCCCTTTTATTAGGTTGTTCCCGATGGTAATAGTCTGTTCGCAAGGATAGTCGAGTTTGGTTGTAAGGCTTATAACACGAGTAACATATGAATATCCTGCGTTTATGTATTCGACTTTTCTTCCTATGGATAAATCAGGATTGATTTCATCGAACACCACAGGATTAGATGAAAACTGGTAGTTGTTTTGGTCGGAAGAAAGCCGTTCTATTTCTTCGTTCATAGCTGTTTCCAGCCGTATGTACGCCGAATCTGTATATTCTTCCGGCATTTTGACGTTGAATAGGATAATATCGTCATTTTCCGACGGTATAAGTCCCGTAATAGCAGGGATAATATAGTTACCTTCTTCCTCTTTATATTTAATCTCGAAATCTCCTTTTTTGACTTCGAAGCTTATGCCATCATCACTCGTTATTGTTTTACTCTCATCATGGTATATAAGCTCAAATTCCATACCTTGCAAAGCCCCCGATTGGAAATGTACCGAAGGTTCCTTATTTGGTATACGCATACCATTCGGATTTTTTTCTTCGTCATAAGGGGAATTGTCGAAGTTAAATTCCGGTATTTGAAAATACCATATCGCATATTGGTCGTATATAGGGTCTCCATTTTCATCTGTGCCTATCTGTATTTTATCATTCGTTTCCGAGTCTATACGCCACATAAGGCGGAATCTGACATCTGATATGGAGAGTTCCGATGAAGGGTATATATCATCGAACAGTAGGATTTTGCTAAATATCTCTCCCTGTTGAAGGTTTGGCCTTATATCTTTATATCCGTTCGGATATTTTTTAGGGTCAAGAGTCAGCCGTTTGTTGACCAAATTGTTGACATTAGCACCTTTGTATTCCTGTACGATGTTTCGAGTTGACCCGAATGCGTAAAATCGGGTATAATACCCATCTTTTCCCTCCGTGACCGAAGGTGTATTGATGTTTTCACCAACTTTGAGAGAAACAACAGCTCCATGTTCGGATTTCGACAGATGAATAATCATGGAATCTTTCTCAACCCACCATTCTGTCTCAAACGCAGAGGCTATACTGTTCAAGGCAGACAATATGTCGATTGATTGGAAAGACAAAGAAGTGGAAGCGTTAAGAGAAGAATCGACGGCGTAAGTCCATGTATCCCCGGTTTCGTTCTCGATAGCCTTACAAATAACACTCATGAAATTGGCCGGGTTATCGGTAAGAGACCAATCCGGCTCCCGATTAGTTATCTCGTTATTCTCATCGTAAGAATACATGAAAAAAGGCACTTTACCCCATGATATAAATTTCGAATGAAATTGTGGTTTGTATTGAAATTCGACCTCGTTCTTTTGTTTTGGATTATATGGATCCAAAAGAGAATATTTCTCACCATCGAGTATAATATAAGCCCCTACCGGAATCTCTTCATTTTGGTCCGAGTTCCACGACAATTCTACATAATCGGATTTCATCAATTCCTCTACATGAACACATTCTTCTGTTATAGGAACTGATAAAATAGTATCTCCTTGTATGTTTTTAATGTCTATCATGATGGTTTCGTATATCTTCATACGATTTCAGTCAAAGATAATAAAAGTGTATGAAAAACATGCACTTTTTTATGAATTTCTATCTGCTGGGTTATATTCGACAAGTTTTAGAGAAAATCGTGCTATTCCTCTCATGAATTGCGTAAATTGATTGCATGAAATATAGATTGTTTTGTAAGTAATATTTGGTTGATACTTTGTTTTTATATTTATTATGCCTGTTGCCAATTCTTCACAAAAGTTGTTGTATCTTGAAAAAAATTCTTCTTCCGTTTTTGCCGTCAGGTTAAAAGTTAAAGTGATATTTCGTTCATCGATTTTAGGATTAGAGGACAGGACTCGTTTGCCATTTTCTAATCGAGACTTGTTTTCGATGAACTCTTTTAAAGGTGACGGTGTCATTAAGGAGGAAAGAGATGATGTATCCATACTTATACCCCAAGTTGTATAGCAGTCTTTCCCATTTATGTAAAACTCTCCCGATGCCATTTTATTTAAGTATAACTGAAGTTTTGTCTTTATTGATTTCTACAGGACAATTTCGTATGTTTATAAGTCTAATAACTGCGTAATTACGGGCAACTATTATAGCTCTGGCTCCATGCATGAGTATAACTTTGTGAACTCTAGTATTATCGTCAAATACTAGTTCCGCATTGGTATTGCCTATTAAAGCAATATTGGTATCATTACTTCTTTTTACATTTTTAGTGTCGACAAACACGCAATAATTAGCAATATCATTACTCATCTCACGGAACGTTTCAATAGGAGGGAAGTTGTTCTTCTCACAAAACTCTATGCCTTGTGGTGTAAAGAACAACCATACTAGAGTTTTCCAGTCACTAACACCATAAGACTTATCGCAAGCTCCTTTTTGTAAAGCAGCCATCATTATTTCTTTTACTGTATTCATATCTATAAATCTTTAGTATTCCTATTGACTTGTGCTATATCGGATTTTATATCAATTAATAATTTCGTATATTTTGCAATGTCTTCTAAGTAGCTATTCGTAATCACATGTTGATTAAGAATGTTATTTAGTATAGAATTGCTATTAGTTGATACAGATAAAAGAGAATTTAGAGAGATTACGGCTGAAATCATTTGATTTTTGATTTCTTCACCAGAAAGCTGCAACGCTGTAAACCGGCCGTTTAATTCCGTTGCTGTATCTTGTGACATGGTTTCAAAACCTTCGGCTGTCGACTTTTGTTCGGTGGTAGAACTTTCTCCCATGAGACTATCAGCCCAACCGAATTGAGCATCTATTTCTTGTTGAAGCTGTTCAGCCATGTTGTTGATGTAATCTTGTTCCCATTGAGAAAGCACGTTGTCGGCATAAAATTGTTGCAACTTAGTGCGTATTTCCTCCATTTTATTTGAGGATTTAATTGCTGCCTTAATGCTCTCTGTTACCATTTGTTGCATCATCTGCTTTACAACATCTTTTGCAGATTTAGCCCTATTCTCGCCAGAAGCCCATGCATCTGCATAAGCTTCTGCAAAGTTGTCAATAGCACTTTTTAGGTCTTCACCAAATATGACATCGATAGCTTTTTCTTTGTTATCAGAAATGAGATTGTTTATTTCGTCAATTTGATTTTCCCATTCTTTTATTCTGTCGCTATCTGTATTCTTTTTATCTTGTTCTTCTTTAATTTGATTTTGAATAAGTACTTTTTGTTGTTCTAGCAATTTATTTTGGTCTTCAATCAAGCTGGAAGCACTCTTTCCGTAAGCAGCTTCAATGGACTTGCCTAACTTTTCATACGAACGGTCAAGTGTATCTACCTGATCTTGTAATTTCTGAATCCGTTTTTCATTTTTTGCGTCGTGGATTTTTGCGATAGAGGAAGCAAGAGAGGAGACAAGACCGATGGCAGCACCAGCAGCAGAACCTATCGGTCCAAATATAGCACCTGCCTCTGCTCCTTGCATAGCTGAATTGAGGCCGTCCATAGCCACATTGATACCTTCGGCAATGCCTGACAGTGTATCAGATCCGAAAGCCTCTCCGAGATTTGAAAATGTGTCGGAAAGGAATTGGGCTACACTTAATACCTCACTTAATCCACTTCTTATTTCTTCAAGTCCATCTTGCAATTTTTTTGTATTTGAACCGGCATCGAATACTTTTTTAAGACCATTAGCTAGTTTGTTAAACCCCGTTTCAGATTGATCTGCGGAATTACGGACATTATCTATACCTTTTCTAATTCGTTCTAATTCTTCGGGAGATTTACGCAATGTGTCGAAGGTCTCTTTTGTCATACCAAATTCAAGACCTTTGTTTTCGTCCCATTCGCCTGATTGCAAGAATTGGAATGCTCGTTCAGCTTCATTAGCAATGAGACGCATATCTGCAACTGTGTGTTGACGCATATCGTCAAACAATTTACTTATGGCAGACGTAGATTTATTCGCCTCTATATCCAAATCAGATAGTGCCCTTTTTGTTTCTTCGTCAATAGACTTCTGTTCCCATTCGTTTTTGCCTACCTTACGAGATTCGCCTTGCTCAATAATAGCATTACGCTTTTCATAATAGTTCCCGTAAGCGGCAAGATAATCGTTCATTGCGTTAATTTCATCATCGAGAATTTCTTTGGTCTGTTTATTCTTATTCTTTTCATTTAACCTATTTGCGGTATCAATATTTTCCTGTTGTTCAGTTGTTAGTCCATTCTCATTAAGCTTGGAGGGTTCAATCTTAGCTACTTTGTTTAACTCGGCCAGCTCTTTCTCTTTCTTTTTAATTTCTTTTTTCTGTTCTTCATAATAGTAGTTAATTTGCTTCAATTTCTTATCTTTACCTTCTTCCCAGAGGGAGATTTCTTTCTCTTGATTTTTTTTACGAAGCTCAAGAAGTTCATCAACAAGTTTCTGCTCGGCCTCTTTTTGCTCTTTTGCTTGCTTATCTTCAGCCGCTTTATCAGATTTGGTTTTAGGCAGCTTTGCACGGAGTGCGTCAATTCGTGATTGTAACGCATTGTATTCCTTGCTTCCGCTTACGGTTTCTCCCTGCTCTTTCTCTAATTTTGAGATTTGTGTTTTGACTTCATTGATTACTCTCAAATCTTTCTCACGTTCAAGTATAGTGTCTTGAAGCGACTTGATATAAGCTTCTTGTTGATCCACTGCTTCTTTTGTTCCGCTGCCGTCTGCAAGAGCCTTTTTTAATGATGCAAGTGAGGTTTCAGCCTTCTTGATTTCTTCTTCAAGTTGGGAGATGGATTTACCTTCGGTGGAAAATGGCTCATTTGCTGTCTGTTGAGAGGTATTTATACTTGTAACGCCAAACTTTTCACGGGCTTTTCCATCTAAATCCTCTGTTATTTTTTGCGCTTCTCGGATATTGGAGATATATGTATCAATACGTGAATCCGCAAAAATCGTACCTTTGTCTTGTATTTCATTTAGTTTGTCTTGGATCGCAGCATCCAAATCTCTTCGTTCCAATATGGCATGGTAGATTTCTGAATAGAGTTTTGCACCTTCTTTATCTCCTAACTCGCTATATAGGCGGTCTTGTATCTTTCCGAGATTATCGGACATTATGTTGTCCAACCAATCTTCCTGCTGCGACTTGAATTGCTGGTATTGTCTTGCCCCGTAAGAATCTGTGATTGCTTTTGTGAGTTTTTTATAAGCTTCTTCCGTGAGTCCAACCTTATTTATTTCTTCTTCGAGTCCATCATAATACTTGCTATATCCTGCAACAATTTTTTCTTTGACGGTATTATATTCATCTGTACCTTCTTTTAATGAAGACAATTCTCCATTGAGCTTAGCAAGTTCCCTTTGCTCAGATAAGGCTGCTTTCTCAGATTCCTTTCCCGCAGCATCCAGCCTTTCCAGTGCCTTTTCTGCTTCTGTTTGATAAGTGACTAATTTATAAATGCCCAAACCTAGTGCTGCTACTGCCGCTGCTACTGCAACATATGGATTTTTTGCCATTGCTACATTTAGAGCATCCGTTTTCGTTTTCAGGACGGTAATAATAGCTTGCATCTTTGTCAATCCTGCCATGTGAGCAAGAGTGGCTTGATAGCGCAAATTCTCAATGGCGGAAATAGTAATGAGCGCAGTTCTGTATGCTCCGTATGTACCGACCAATTCAATTAGTATTTTTCCTACTTTTTCATAGTTTTCTATCAAATAAGAAACGCTGGATAATGCATCATTGATAATACCTTCATTCGCTTTGCCGATGTCGTTCAACATCATCGAGAAACTATCTCCTATGTTAGAAATCTGTCCGGTAATGGTTTTGCTTTGTTCTTGCATTAAGTTAAAGAACATACCACCCTCGTTGGTAAGGTTCTGTATGACTTTCTGAACCTCTGGAAACCCTATCATACCAGCTTCTACCATTCCTTTGATTTCACTTTCAGCTACTCCAAATTCTTTGGCAAGTTCTTTTATCATTGGAATACCTCGTCCAGTGAATTGGTTTAGGTCCTGTGTATAAAGTCGACCTTGTGTCATAGTTGTACCATAGAGATATACTAAGTCTCCCAAAGGTTGTGAAAGTCCGGCTGCAATGTTCCCTAATCGTATAAGAGTCTCGTTAACATCTTCGGCAGAAGTACCGTAAGCCAGTAATTGACGAGCTCCATTGGCAACACCTTGTAAATCGAATGGAGTTTTGGCGGCTGTTTCTGTGAGCTGAGCCATAAGGACGTTTGCCTTTTCACTACTTCCAAGCATAGTGGTAAAGGCGACCTCTAATTGTTGAAATTCACCTCTTACTTGTATAATATTTTGGATAAGTTCTTTTGCTGTAAAGCCAGCCCCAAAAGCTGCAGCTGCTTTCGTCATTTTGTTGAACATATCTTCTATGCCCAATCCATTTTTTTCTATTTCCTTAGAAGTATTGGTTACTCCGGTTTCTACTTCTCGTAGTTTACGAAGAAAATTAGAATTGTCGCCTGTTATATCAAAATGAAGTCCGGCCATGAGTCTTTTCGATTAAAAGGGGTAGATGTAACATCACATCATTTGCAAATATACAAAAGTATATGAAATTCATATACTTTTGATAAAATAGAATAGAGTTAATAAAGTTTAACTAATGTGTGGGTATAAATATTTTAATAAATGATTATTGTATTATACTTTTGACGAAACAATCTTAACAGCATAAGATATGGATTTCAAAGATACAATTCAACAGATTGTAGAGAAAATTGCTAAACAGAAGGATAGCATAGCAACGGAAGAAGCGACAAAAACCTCTTTTGTAATGCCTGTGATAGCAGCATTGGGATATGATGTATTCAATCCCTTTGAGGTTGTACCAGAAATGGATTGTGACTTAGTTAAGAGGAAAGGCGAAAAAATAGACTATGCCATAATGAAGGACGAAAATCCTATATTACTTATAGAATGCAAGCATTGTAAACAAAACTTGAATTTACATGACACTCAGTTACAAAGATATTTTGTCGCTTCAAAGGCTAGGTTTGGGGTCTTGACGAATGGAATAGAATATCGCTTTTATACAGATTTAGAAAAGGTGAACATAATGGACGAAAAGCCGTTCCTTGTGGTGAATATGCTCGACTTATCGGACAACGATATTGAGCAACTAAAAAAGTTTCATAAGTCTTATTATAATGAGCAAGATATATTGAGTACGGCACAAGAGTTACAAATCACGATACAAGTAAAAGAAATGCTTAATCGTAATTTCCAAATGCCAGACGATGAATTTACACGTTATTTTGTCCGTAATCTTAATGATGGGAAATATACGGCAAAACTTGTGGACCAATATAGACCTATTGTTAAGAAATCCATTGCTTCGGTGATTAACGATATTATATCCGACCGTTTAAATGTGGCTATGAAGAATGAGAATAAGGAGGAAAAACAGATACCACAGGAGGTTGAGAATGAAAATCAACAGCCGAACGAAATGAATGAAGAAAAACTTCCCGATGGTGTAGTATTTCAAGACCGAGAAAAAGGTATAGTTACTACACAAGAGGAGATAGATGCCTATAACATCGTGCGTAGTATATTGAGGCAGTATGTAGATGTATCTCGTATTCAATATAACGACTACAAGACTTATTTTTCCGTGAACATAGATGGTAGTACATGGTGGTGGATTTGCCGCATTTATATAGGGAAACGGAGTAAAAAAATATGCTTGCCAAAGGATAACTACAAGACAAATGAATGGATTGACATTGAGACTATCGATGATATTTTTAATTATGCCGATGGTCTTAAAGAGGGTCTTGATTTGGCATTGAAAGAGGCGAATTATTGGCTTGCAAAGAAAAATGAATTAGAAAAATGACAAACGTAACTAATACAAATTTTAGAATTATGAGAAAGTTTTTGCTAATCATAGTTTGTGCTTTATCCATTACATCTTGCTCAGATAATGATCCTGAGATATTATCAGTAATGATTAATGTAAAATGTGATAATAAAATTGCATCTCCTTCTTTGGTTCGCTTATATGAATATGAAACAGCAAGAGACTTTGATGACAGCTATATGTCTACAATGGAGTACGGCGATTCTCAAGTTTTAAGAGATAAGTTGGGTAATGAGTTGACTCCCGCATATACATCTGACACGTTTTCTGGAATAAATATTTTTGAGGACATAAAAACAGGGGTATATTTGGCTGTAATACTTTATAAACCTGACGGCTTTACATGGCCTATGTTTTATTTTTATGGATATAAAGTAATTAATGTTGACGAGGATAATAACGCACTTTTACATAATATATGTTTTTCTTATAGTGAATACGACCGAGGTAAATTCATTGAGTTTTAGTCCCACTTCATGCCTTTTATTTTATCCATATTTTTAGGATCGTCCCCGTTTATAAATGTTCGGTCCGTAGATATATGATATTTTTTTATCTCGTCGTCAGTAAGGTATATAGATGTTATGTAATCATTAAGTAACATATGCAGGTTGGCATAACTAATACCCCATACAACATAGTCCATAGTCCAGCCATAGCGTTCGCAGGCTATATCTATCAAAGTACCATAAATACTTTTACCTCCAAAAGTTATAGTGTTACACTTCTTTTTCTTGATTCTTGATATTTTTTCTTGTTCTTTTTTCTCAATATCAATCTTAAAGTGTTGAATAAACTGGTCAATGTTATCCTTTGATAACACTATTATGAATAGTTGAGCAAGTTCTTCATTCGATAGGTTGTCTTCAAATAGCTTTCGTCTTTCATTTATTAGGTGGCTATTGAATAATTCTTCCTTTTTATCGAATGTATGGTAAGACAATATTTTGCATATAATATCTCTTTTGGAATCGCATAATCGTAATGCTTCCATATATGGATTTATAGAAAGGAAGTCTTTATTTATTTCTAAATTTTCGGTAAGACGTGATAAAAGGTATATTTTACCCAATGTGGCAGGGTATAAGTAGAATTGCATTTCTCCTATATGGAACTCATAAGGTCTTTCCATGATAGTATCTGCAATATCCATTTCTATTATTTTCCCTTCTTTGTCCATGCAAAATAAATTATATTGAGCGCAACTGTGGGGTCGAACCACAACTTTATACATGGAGTGTATATGTGCTACCGTTACACTAGATACGCAGAACACGTGGGTACGAAGCCCCCACGTTTGGCTCTATCTACAACCTATTGAATTATCCACCACCACTTGGATTAGGAGCTACTTCGAATTTATCACCGTCTCCAGACTCATCTTCAGGATCGCATTCAATTTTACTGATGTTTCCACCGGATTCCGTCACGATGATTTTACCCCACTGAATTTGTTTTTTATCGGCGGCTGCTTTCAACGCATCAAAAGTGTATGCCCAAACACCACCGTCAGCAGAAGTAAAAGTGTCTTCAACGGAAACTGTCGTTTTCTCCATGCAGAAACCTTGAACTTCTGGGTCTTCCGGTTGAACAACAACAGCATAATTGTGTGCAACAACACCATCGCTATCACTTACAGGACGCTTACGTCCTTTTGCGGCACGAATGTTCAATGCCAAAGCATAGGTATTCTTTCCATACTTTACATCCTCATTTTCGCCTCCTTCGATTTTTGCTTCTTGTTTATCTCCTTTTGTTGTTGTCAACTGTGTAGAATCTTCCACAGGGGTAGGTAATTCCTCCCATTTAGGAGCAGGAGCATCCAAATCTTTTATAAATACACGGGGCTTACCCCATCCTATTACTGCCATGATATACCTAATTTATATTAAAAATTTATTCGTTATTTATCTCTATGTACAGTTTGTTATTAATGAAATGCTCTGTATGTCCGTCTTCAAATGAAACTCCTGTTGAATCAGTTTTTTGACTGCATTGTGATGGAACCGTATGATATTCGTCTTTTCGTATAGAGAATAAAAACTTCGATAGTTCGCATAATTCACGAATTCGGATTGAATCTTTTTCCCATGTTTTGGTTTCAGAGTCCCATAAGTCTTTGACATATATATTGACATTCACATAGGCTCGTTGTATTTGCCCGCAACCTTCATTTGCAAGAACAGATATGACTATATCTTCTTTATCAGATTTGTTGGGCCTTCCTCTGTCACTCAATTTACCGGAGACATTACGTTCGAGTTCTGTACCTTTAATTTTGTGATAAACGAACTTAGCTATTTCAATATCGGATTTCATTATTTCGCAATCTGTCTTTTAAGTTTTTCAAGCATCAATGGAACTTGTTCTCTTGCCCAAAGTTCGGTTGATGCAAGTACGTCTTTATTATCCATCGCTTCTACAAATTCAGCATAGTTCATTCCGGCGACTACGATAAGTACATAGTTATTAGAATATCTTTTAGCAAGTTCTTTCGCTAAGTCTTTACCTGTTTTTACACCTTCTGAACCTTGATTCACTTGGTTGAAAGTTGAGTATTGAATGATGTTCTTATTATGAGCAATCACATATCCAACCGAACTACGCAAGTTGCCTGTTTGGTCGTACCAACTTTTATCACCTGCTCTATCACGAATTTTTGTAACGCATTGTTCGCCAAGTTTGGATAAAGCACGAATAGTAAGACGCTCGACACGCTCTGCTTCTCTCATGAGCATGTCATGCACTTCGCTTAGCTTGGTGGTCATTCTTATACCCATAGTTTACATTGTTTCTGGTAGCGATGGAAACCTTTCACACTAAACTCCCTTTCAATTCCTTCAAGCAGATGTATCTTAATCCTGTCACCGATCATGAATGTTCGACAATTTGCACGTAGATAAACTGTATATGAATAGCTTCTTACAATACCATCGTCAAACTCTTTTTCAGAGGCTTTACCAGCAGGAACTGCGTCGCATTCAATACAGCCTTCCCAGTTAGTTTCTCCTTCATGATAATCACCATTGCTATCCTCGTAACCATCTTTTGATACGAGGTACTGCAATCTGTGTGGATATAGTCTTATTACTGACATATTACAAAAGGCAGTCACCTATATATACCATTGGCTTTGCCTCCAACTCTACCGAAGGTTCACCAATGGCATTATAGATTGAGTTAACACGTAACAGAATACGTTCTTTGTCTTTATCTGATAAAGAACCGAAAGACTTGTCTGCTTCAGAAAAATTGATAGCCTGAACTAAAGACCAAAGACAATCAGCCAAAGCTCCCATATACTCCTTTGAGTTCATTGTATCTGAATCGCAATCACCAACTGGATTGAGTTTGCGTTTTATCATCACATTCTCTACAAAACCTTCTGGAATAGGGTAATGTATTTCGTCTATAAGAGCTTGCTGAATTGTCTTCATGGCTTAACTATCTCCATTTGTTGTTTTATATGATTCAACAGCTTTTTTGAGCTTAGCTTCATCGGCATCATTCAATTTGTTTACAGCAGCAATTAACTTATCGTCTGGAATAGTCGTCGATAAGTTTTTACCGGTTATTTTATTGAACTCTGCGACGAAGTTTGCTTTTATGTAAGCTTGTCCCCAAATGGTGATGTTCTTATCGGTAGAATCTTTTCCCTCTTCGGTAGTGTCAATCGTTTGAGCCTCTGAGATGTCAAGAGAGTAGATTTGGTCTACGTTTTCAATAACAGGGAGAACTAATGCTTGACCACTTGTAAATTCCTGCAAAGGATCATTTTTAGAATACTTGCTGATAAGTTTGTATTCATCTACCGTGGAATAAATTACTCCTGCTACGGGATTAGTAACTTCTGCAAGTGTGCCCCAAACCAATGCGCCAACTTCTTGTGTAGTAAGGAATATTAGTTTGTTCGCATTCCACGGTTTGTACGGAATGCGTTTACCATTTTTCTCAGAAATGACTGTACGGTCAATCTTTAAGAATGTAATTCCGTTGTTGTCATCGGCAAATGCTTCGTCAAACAATGTAGCAGTAGGAACAGGTAACTTAGTGTTGCTGTCGAATGTCTGACCTCGATAGTTGGCAACCAATTCTTTTGCCCATTGTTCTTGTCTCATTTTATTGTAAGTCGATAACGAGATTGCTATCGTTGTAATTGAGTTACCATCTGCGTCAGCTTTTGCAATAACACGCTTTATGTCATCAGAAGAAATAGTTCCAGCTGTTTCTACACCAAAGCTATTTTGCGGTAAATAGTTGAAATTTATGCGCAATCCAGTTCCTGTATTGTTTTCATCTTCAACGATTACAACTCCATCAGATAAAGCAGTTAAAAAGTTTGCTTCGTTCTTTTCATCGATACCAACAGAGCAAGCTACCGCATCGTTGGTTAGCTTGTTAGCTATATTAGTGAACGCAGCTCCTTGAGCTTTCATGATGTTGATTGTGTTGATCTGAGTCTCACGAAGAATTTTTTTCATTCCGACCTTTGGCAATGTACCATTTGCGTGAGCAATGGAGTCTCTCATCTTGGGAGGGAGAGGTGAGTCCATTGCTACCATGTCGGCCGCAACATAAGTTGTGTTAACTGATGCACTTTCCCACTTTTGGTCTGCGGAATATTCTTTGCGAAGCATTGTCTTGTGAAGATATGTAAGCTGATTGCCTCGCTTACCATTGATTCTCTCGATGATGGTTTGAAGTTTCGGGAAAATCTTTCTGATGTATTCAATAAATAGTGATTCTTTCATTTTTTACCTCCTTTCTACATTAATCGTGTAAGAATACAAGAGTTGGCAATGCCGTTTTCATAGCCGCTTTTATGTCGTCTATGGGGTATGGACTCGCCAAATCATTGACTTCGCCACTATACATAATACCAACCAATGGTTCACTAGTTGGTTTTGTACATACAACTACTCCTACATATTCATGAGAACCGGGAAGTGAGTCGTATCCATCGCCAGATGATTTTACGGGCATAGGTTTGTACGTGTCTGTTGACGGATCACGAATAACAACGTGCCCGGCTTTAATAACCGGAAGGTTATAATTTGATACGTCAAGAGTACGACCTCCGATAATGCCAGCTACATAATGCCGGATTACGACAGAATCCATTCCGGCATTGAGAATTTCCATTTCGCTTGCTAAATTTGCTGTTGCACCCATTGTTACAATTTCTTTTTTGACTTAGAAAGTGTTGACTAAATCTTCAACTTCTTTGTCGGTTAATACTTCGTCTTGTTTACCCGAACCTTTACTTCCGGCAGCAGGAGGACTCGACAATGTTGCCAAACCTGCATCTGCACGCTCTTGATTGTAATTCTTCAGGTCTTCCTCAACATCAGAATAGAACTCCTCGAAATCGTCGTCACTTTCAAAGCTCATCTTAGAGAAGCTTTTCAAGGTACGTGAACCGAATGTTCCAGTGTCTTTCAGCAGGGCTTCAAGTTTAGCCTTACGTAAGTTTGAAACTTTTTCACCTTCCAATGCGGCAAAACGGGCTTCCTGTTGCTCTCTGAAAGACTTAAACCATGCGGGTTCTTCGTCTTGTTCATTTCCTTTGTTTTTGGAATTTTTCTTGTTTGAAGCTGGTTTCGGAGTATCATCCGGAATGTTGTCATCCAGTTCATCGTCCAGTTCAGCTTCGGGGTGTTTCTTCTTCCATTCGTCAAGCAAACGGTTGGCTTGCGACTGGCCGAAAGTGAGGTAAGGGAGAACCGCTTCTATCTGTTCGTCGATTTCTGCGTTTACATCCTCTTCTGAGGCATCTTCTGCGGATTTTAGGTTATCGGCAATCTTGGCGGCGATACCCTTCAATTCCTTTGCGTTGAACCCTAACGCCTTCGCTTTAAGTTTCAACCTTACGAAAACTTGCTGTTGTCTGTTCATTTCATTTAGGTTTAAACAAAAAAAATAGTCTGCGTAGCAATGTAGCCAGCAGACTATTCGCATCTTCTTTCAGATGTGCCTCCGCCTAAACGGACAAACAGGTGTTTACGACAAGTCGGGTGGCGTACATCTTCATACGCTTTCTGCAAATATATAGTAAAGTATATGAATCTCATACACTTTTCAATAAAATATTGATTGAGTTTTATTTTTTTTAAGAAAACAAAGTAATAAAAATAAGAGATTTGATTGATTTTACCTTCTGTGAGAAATGCGGGATAAATATTCGATTCACTGCCTTACGAAATCGTATAATAGCCCTCTAAGGTTAATAATGTTGAATTATACATGAAATTCATACACTTTCAAGATTCCATGCTATAATTTTGTGCCCAATAATTAGCATTACTTCATAAAATTCAATACATTTGTAATGCTACAAGTTGATGAACTTAATCATCTCGCAGGGCAAGCGGTTAATTTGCTCAATAGAAAGTTGGGCTTTTTTTATGCCTATACTTTTATATATTGGCGGCCTCCTATACGTAAGTAAAGATTAGCCTTTCGAGGTGAAGTCCATTAACTTGTAGCAGCGTATATGGCGGCCGCTTTTTGCTGCCTATCATACAACTTAATGCTACAAGTTTATGGCAGCCCAAATTCAAGTCCTAAAACAAACAGAATTGCTTGGACACCAATTCACAGTCTACGGAACAGCAGAAAATCCCATGTTCCTTGCAAGAGAGATTGCAGAATGCATCGATTACGACAAAACAAGCCTTAACAAATTGGTTGCATCTGTAGATGATGATGAAAAGGGTCGGAACATTATTCCGACCCCCGGTGGAAACCAACAAGTTTGGTTCCTAACCGAAGGTGGTTTATACGAAGTCCTTATGCAAAGCCGCAAGCCAATAGCCAAACAATTCAAGAAAGGGGTCAAACAAATCCTTCACGAAGTACGCACCACAGGCGGCTACATCTCTACCAAGCAAGAAGACACACCAGAAGAAATCATGGCACGTGCGCTAACCATTGCACAAGCCACTCTTGTCAAAAGAGAAGAACGATTAAAACAGCTCGAAGCTGAAAATGCCCAAAAACAAATTATCATCGAGAGAAAAGACGAGGAAATATCCATGAAGGACGATACTATAAAGGCCCTCGCCCCCAAAGGTAAATGTTACGATGAAATCATGTCGAGTGAAGGACTTGTAACGACAAACATGATAGCAGCATTCTTAGGTGTATCGGCGATCAAGCTGAACAAACTACTATGTGAATGGGGAGTTCAATACAGACAATCTTCTGTTTACTTCCTCACGGCCAAATACCGCAGTAAAGGATTTACCAGACATGTCCCCTACCCTTATATGGATAACGGAGTACAGAAATCAAGAGAACACATGTATTGGACCGAATCTGGCAGAAAGTTTGTCATTGAATTGTTCAATACCAAACTATTGGCATAATACCAGCTATATCCATAAATTATACAAATCCAAAGGGGCGGTTTATCCGCTCCGGGGTTGCCCTACCCTAATAGGGTGCTTTTTATGTTTGTTAAATTATAGACGGGGTAGCCGCTTGTGAAAGTAAGCTATCCCACCGGTAGCGGACGTGTCCGGGAGGATTCCCGCTATTTCAAACATAGGTTAAACAATAAGCTTTTTTTATATGGAAACGAACGAATCAAAACAAGATAAACAGACAGTAGAAGTAATCGAACATCGTAGCGTCGATACCATGCGTAACGCAGTCATCAGTGGACAGACAAGGGAGTTATTAATCATGTTGGCAGGATTGCAGGATATAGAGAACTCTTTTTGCAACTGGAAGAACAAGTACGGAATTGTATCAGATAATGATATAGACCACTTTATACAACTAACAACCCAATGCGGAACCTTGATACAGGAAAGTATCATTAAGTCTATAAATGACAATTTAGGCCGATTAGATTTTAAGGCGATATGAAACGTAATATTTTAATCATTAATATAAAGATACCGATGTTTATAATATATCGGATCCCGATTTCCTGAACGTCTCCCTCTCCGAGCTTTCAGGCTGGGTGGAGTATCCAGACGAACGGCAAGCCGAGAGAGAAATTTTTCTAAAATAGAATAAAAACAGACACGATTGTTTGCTAATTTGGAAACAAATTATTATCTTTGTAAATATAACAAGAAACGATATGGCCGGACATACGATAACCATAATACTAAGCGATGAGGCGAACAGTTTTGTAAGGCAGCAGCCATTCAAGGCACAGCAGAAGATAGCGTATAATATTCGTAGAGTGCAGAGTGGTCTAATAGAAAAGGACGTTTTCAAGAAATTGGAAAACTCTGATATATGGGAGTTACGGACGCTTTTCAATGGAATTTGTTACCGTCTGTTTGCTTTCTGGGACACCGAGAAAGGGGCTTTGGTAGTAGTTACTCACGGGATAGTGAAAAAGACACAGAAAACCCCTAAAAAGGAGATAGAAAAGGCAGAGAGAATAAGGAAAGAATATTTTAATGATAAAAAGTAACAGATATGGCAAAGATGAATTTCACACCAGCAGACAAATTGATAGATGATGTATGGGGAAAGGTGGGCACTCCCGAAAGGGACGCTATGGAAGCTCAACTCAAAGATGATTTGCAGGCTTATTACATTGGAGAGGCTATCAAGGCAGAAAGGCTCAAACAGAACCTTACACAGGAGGAATTAGGCAAAAAGGTAGGCGTGAAACGCTCTCAAATTTGTAAGTTGGAGAGCGGTAAAAGTTCTATAACCCTTTCCACGATGAGTAGAGTATTCCAAGCTTTGGGAATTACAACGGCCACCCTTGATTTGGGAATAGGCGGAAAGGTTGCTTTGTGGTAAGAATATAAAGCAGGATCCATAACGAGGAGGACGCAAAACGCCCTCCTTTTTTGTCTCCTTATACTTTAAATTTAGGTCGTGATCAGGTAATAAATAAACTTAAACGAGTTACAAATGAAATCATTGCTTCATTCATAATCTTTAATTCAAATCCAGACAATGCTATCCTACAATCGAGAGATACCGGCTTAAAGATTCTATTTCAGCTCGTATAACAACCTTTTGGAACTCTACCGGGTTGTTCTCCGTATGAGAGGCTTCCAATGCCTTGTAATAGCTTATTTTGTCCTCATTGCTGCCTTTGAGATTTACCAGCGTATAACCGTTGCGGAGTAAGTATAAGTTCATCAGAAGCCGAGATGTGCGCCCGTTCCCGTCTATAAACGGGTGTATGCGTACCAACTCATCATGAAGGTAAGCCGCAATGAGCACCGGGTGAATGCTTTGCTCCTCCATTTCGGCAAACCTTGTCATAAAAGCCTCCATTTGTGGCTGTATCAAATACGGCTGTGGAGGGACATGCGTGCTTCCCGAAATCATGACAGGCACGCACCGATAACGTCCGGCATTCTCTCTGTCTATGCCATGTAGCACAATAGCGTGTATTTCCTTGATTGTGCGCTCCGATATTTCCATACCTCCCTTTGCAAAATCCTTTATGTAGTCTATCGCTTCAACGTGGTTAATCGCTTCAAGATGTTCCCGCATTGACTTTCCGGCGATAGTAACTCCCTCGTTCACTACTAACTCCGTTTCTTGCAGTGTGAGCGTATTTCCCTCGATCCGGTTGCTTTCATAAGTGTATTCAATGGCAAACGCATTCTCTATCTTTTGCAGGGCGTCAGGTGGTAATGGGCGCAGCCCCAACAAACGGGCTTTCAACGTGTCGCATTGAAGTAATAGCTTTGTTATTCCCTCATTCATGGCTTAATCTTTTGACTCGGTTACTTTGTCTAATGTGATAAAATCAATCATTTTGCTGGGGTTTGGTTAGTTCGACATTTACTTCTTTACCACAATGAGGACAAATAACATTTACTGAGTTGCTTGTTGGTCCACTTTTGTAATCGTCAAATAGAGATGATAAAGGCACATTTAATTCTTTGGCAATCTTAGAAAGCACACCAATAGATGCGCTGCCTTTTTCTCTGATAATGCCACTTATATACTGAGGTGTTACACCCATTCTTTCAGCTAAGTTTTTTGCTGAAATGCCTTTTTCGTCTAAGATTTCTTTTATTCTGTACATATCTATAATATTTTATAATACAAAAGTAATATGCTTTATTTGCGTTAAACCTATTCACTTTACTAAATAAAGTTAAATGCTTTACTTTTTAAACCGTATTGCTTGCTTAATAAAGTAATATGCTTTATCTTTGTCACATCAAACAAAAACAAACAAGGATATGAAAACGAAAATCGACAAATCGCAACTTTTCAAAATGGCATGGTCGGAATTCAAGAACCCAATTCGTGTCATGGGGCGTGAAATAAAGAAGTCATTCTCCCAATGTTTACGAAATGCATGGTTTAAATTGAAAATGGAAGCCCTTCGCTTCATGAAGAAGTCGGAGCCCGCACAAAAGCCCGAACCGGTTGTATTTGACGCAGCAATGGAAAGAGGGATAACGGAGTATTACAGAAGCCAAAGCGGGCGTTATTGCGGAGATTAAAATAAACAAAACACGTTGCTGCTCTTCCAAAACAGCACGAGACGGTGGACCGGTCACGGGGGAAACAAAAACCGGTCCACTTTAATAAAGACCAATATTACCAACAATTAAAAGACAAGAGCAATGAAAGCGACAGACCTTTTCAATTATAAGAAAGAAGAATTTGAATCAATAGAATCTTTTTCAAAGAGGGTGTATGAAACAGCTAAAAGATACAGAAGTTCATTACACTTTACACCGCAAGAAAGTTACCACGTGTTAGTGATTCTCTCAAAGTATTACAAAGAAAGCGTATCTGATATTCTTTCTGCAATAAGAGACATTGAATTTAGATGTGCTTCAAAAAAATACAGAATACAATGGGTAAAGTGTTTAGCTGACCATTATTTAGTGATCGATAAAAGACAAGTTTAACCAAGCAGGGCTTTCGCCCTGCATAACACATAAGAGCAATGAACACGTATTACAAGTTTGCGCCAAATGTATTTTTGGCAAAGTGCGACGAGAAGCACGAAAAAGGAGAAG